AATAAACTAGGATAGTCCTACATTAACTTTATACAGGAGATATAATATGACAAGAACAATTAAAGCCGAGTACATGCCAGGAGGCGAGAGACGTCAAGAGATGTTAGACAAAGCAGTTGACTACATCAGAACACCTGGACAAACTCAACAGATAAAACATGAATTCTGTTTAACTTATCTTAAAATGACAGAGACCGAGTATCTTGAAGCGCTCAACGCAGCGACCAACGGCGCAATGGTCAAGGATCTTTGGAACTAATAACAGTTGACAGGGCTATTCTAATAAACTAGGATAGTCCTATAACCAATACAGGAGATATATGACAAAACAAAACACACTAAGCACAGACGCCAACGAGTTTGTTATCATTGATGACAAAAAGAATGAGCCACAATACAAAGCAGTATCAGACTTTGTTGGTGGCATGGTTGAATGTGTATCGTTTCCAAATGGTGACTTACTTCTTTTAAATGAAGAGGGCAAACTAATGGGCTTACCATTAAACGAGAAAGCCAGTAAGTTATGGAAAGATACATTTGATAACGACAACTATATTACAGGCCGTAAGGACTATGTTGTTGGCCCTGCAATACTTATAAAGAAACAAGCCCTTAACACTTGGGCTAACTAACCGAACACCAACTGTGTGGTCCTGTTGGACCACACTCACACGCACAGGTTGTGCGCCCCCCTATCACAGCATAAATACATAATCAATAGAGGTACCAGACGCGATCCGAAAAATCGCGCGCGCTCAGTAATCGATCCCCTTTAAATAAAAAGGGGTCCCACTACTTCAGGTTGTATTGCTTGATTTAGACAGTTAATGGGTGTATAAAACTTCTTCACCTTAAAAAGTGCAAAAAAAATTATAAAAATTTTAAAATGGATTTAAATAACTTAGATATAAGCCAATTACCATCTGATGTTAGAAAAGAATTTAAACAATTAAGATTACTTCACACCGAAAAAAAGATTCAAAACAAGGCTAGAGAGGATTTTATGTCCTTTGTTAAGTGCGTATGGCCCGAGTTCATTGAAGGTGCGCACCATAGAGTAATTGCTAAAAAATTTAATGATCTTGCAACTGGTAAAATTAATAGATTAATCGTGAACATGCCTCCTAGGCATACTAAATCTGAATTTGCATCTTACCTACTTCCAGCGTGGATGGTGGGCCGTAATCCAAAACTCAAGATCATTCAAGCAACCCACACAGGTGAACTTGCTGTAAGATTTGGTCGTAAAGCAAAAACCTTGATTGATAGTGAAGAATATTCTAAAATATTTGAAACAAGTTTAAGAGAAGACAGTCAAGCCGCTGGGAGGTGGGAAACAGCACAAGGCGGCGAGTATTTTGCTGCGGGTGTCGGCGGTGCAATCACTGGACGGGGTGCTGACTTATTAATCATTGATGATCCTCACTCAGAGCAAGATGCGATGTCAGCAAGTGCATTTGACAATGCTTATGAATGGTACACCTCTGGTCCACGTCAAAGGATGCAGCCAGGTGGAAAAATTGTTTTAGTTATGACTCGATGGTCTAAAAAAGATTTAACAGGAATTTTATTAAAGAACCAAGGTAAGATTAAAGGGGATCAGTGGGACGTGGTCCAGTTTCCGGCAATCATGGACCACGGACCAAAGGAAGGAAAGCCCGTTTGGCCTGAATATTGGAAAATAGATGAGTTGGAGAAGGTTAAAGCAACCCTTCCGGTTGGAAAATGGAACGCGCAGTGGATGCAAAAGCCAACTAGTGAAGAAGGAGCGATTATAAAACGTGAATGGTGGCGAAAATGGGATCGAGACACGTTACCAGACATAAGTTATGTTATTCAAAGCTATGATACTGCTTTTTTAAAAAAAGAAACTGCCGATTTTAGTGCAATTACCACTTGGGGAGTATTTTATCCTGAAATTGATGGTCCCGCTAATTTAATTTTAATGGATTGTCTAAAAGATCGATTTGAATTTCCAGAATTGCGTCGAGCAGCTCTTGAGCAATATAAATATTGGAATCCTGACATGGTGGTCATCGAACAAAAAGCGTCTGGAACCCCTTTGACCCATGAATTTCGTCAAATGGATATTCCAGTTATGCCCTTTACTCCAAGCCGAGGAAATGATAAACATGTAAGAATAAATTCATGTGCACCTCTTTTTGAAGCGGGTTTAATCTGGGCGCCAGATATGCGTTTTGCAGAAGAAGTGGTTGAGGAATGCGCGGCATTCCCACATGGAGATCATGATGACTTAGTAGATTCTATGACTATGGCTGTTATGCGATTTAGACAGGGAGGTTTTATAACTCACCCGGAAGATTATGTAATTGAAACACAACCGCCTAGAAAAAGAGAGTATTATTAATGAGTAAAGCATTACAATTTATACACGCAGTAGCAAGAAAATTTCTTGCCAAAGAAGGGGAAGGAATTACCTCTATTGCCAATAGAATGCGGGCTGAAGCTAAAGCTAGTGAGATTGCAACAACTTTTCAAGAATCAGGTTTACCTTTATCTAGATTGGATGAATTTATTAAAAGTGAGAACGATGTTGTTAAATATTTAAATATTATTGAGAGTAAAAAATCAGAAGCTACATCTAATAATATGATGGATATCGTTCGTAGAGGAGTCGATAAATTTAAAACTAAAAAATCAGCAGACGTATTAGATTTAAAAGGCAATAGAATTAAAAACACAGACAATATCATGGGCGGGGAAGAAATTAAAATAAAAGATCCTGCATTATATGAAGATAGAGGTGGAAATATAATTCCTACACAATTTAGTGAAGCACCAGCATTTCCGTCTTATACGGCAAAAGAAACAGAAGAACAAATTCTAAAAAGATTAAAAAAACAAAACGAAGATTCAATTAACAGACTTAAGAATAAAAAAGATCCAGAAGATCCTCAAAAATTCTACCAAGGAGGCCAAGCACAAATAGAACCTGATCTATCAGACGTGGGCCATGGTTCGGATGCCCTGATGGCAAGAAATATGTTAATAGCCCCCGGATCTCAAGCAACGACTTCTACAGGCTTAAATTATTTATTAGGTGAAGATAATGATACAACACGAGTGCCATACAACGAAGGTTCAAAAGTAGAAGGTCCTGATCCAAGAATTTTAGAATTAATGTTAAATGAGAAAATGTCATATGAAGATGCGTTAAAAGAAATTGAAAACCGTATGAAACAACAGCCCTACATAGATGAACGATACAACATGGGTCCCGGACCAATTCTAGAAGCAGCCGAAGGTGGCAGAATAGGTTACAAGGACGCCGGACCCGTGGTTCTTCCAAAGCCAAAACCCGCAGCAGATCCTATGGTGGAGTTACAAAGAATTTATAACCTTTATCAAGAATCAATGCCTGGAGTATCACAAGAAACTCAAAAATATCTACAACAAGATTTTATACAAAAATTAAACGATGCTGGAATTTCACAAGAACAGTTTATGACTAATCAAATGCAAAACAATTTTGCACAAGGCGGACCCGCAAGACAAAACTTTGCCATGGGCAAACGTGCGTTCTTAAAAATGCTAGGTGGAGTCGGCGCAGGAATCGCAGGCATTAAAACAGGACTCTTGGGACTCGGTAAAAGTGGTGGTAAGAAAGTTGCAACTGAAGTTGCAAAAGAAGCAGCAACCAGTGGAGCTCCTCCACACTTTTTAAAACTAGTAGCAAAAATTAAAGCATTAGGTGATGATGTAACTGAAACAGCTGCTTTAGCTGATAGACAAACTGTTAAGAGATATAAAGATTTTGAATTAACAGAAGACATTGCAACTGGTAGAATTGAAATTCAAAGAGTTAAAGTTGCTGATGATATGGATTATTATGGTTCTCCTATAACGGAAGAAAGTTATATGGGTTATTCACCAGGAGAAGAAATATTTCAGGAAACGGCCAAAGGTAAAACTAAAATTACTAAGGCTCAACCAAAGTATGAAGAAGGCACTACTTATCTTAGAAATGACGGGCCTGAAACAGGTAGCGTCCTTGATGAGATGTCCGGTCTTTCCGATGATATATATGAAGAAGCAGGTGAAGCAGTACCAGAAGCTATTAGAAAAGGAAAAGCAGATGGTGGCAGAATGGGTTATGCGGGTGGTAAAAAAGTAGTGCAAGGTTTAGCCGCTTTGATTAAGGGAAAATTTGGTAAGAAAGCAATTACAACTGCAGACAAACTTAAAACACCTCAGAAAACATTAGACAGAGATATGTTTAGTAAATTTAAAGATAGAAACCCAGATCCTAAAAGAGAGATAACAGATGATGAGTTTCAAGATCTTATGGAAGACGTTGGTGATTTAGATGCTTATAATTTTGATGGTACTATTGGTTCTGCAAACAAAATAAGAAAAGAAGCAAAAGATTATCAAGATTACATGTATAAGCAATATAAAATGGGTAAACTAGATCCTGTAGCAGGCGATAAGTCTCCAGGTAGAAAAAGATTTTTAGAACAAAAACTTGACGATATGGAAGGCAGCGGCGACAAAAGATTAATGAGCCCGGATGAAATAGAAGAACTATCTAGTTTTGATCTTGGTACTCAAATGGATCAAATGAAAAAGAAAACACTTCCTGAAATAGATGACAAACTTTTAAAAAATTACAACGATGAAATTAAAAGAGGCGTGGCTGAAATAATGGGTGATACCTCTCCTGAAGCTTTAAAAAAAAGTATAGAGATTGATAATCTTATGTTAAAATATCCAGGAATGGATAAGAACCTTGCAGATCAAATTGCATCTTCATCACCCAGAATGAAAGCTGATATGATCGCCATGGTAGAACAAACTTTTAAGATGAGTGAAAAAGGAATGAGTGGTGATGATATTATACAAACATTTAAAAACACAACTAGAAGAAAACAAGCAACCGGGGGCCTTGCTTCTATGTTAGGAGAATAATGGCTAACGAGTACTTTGCATCAAAGAGTTGGTTAACTAAATACGCTCAAGCTGACGACAGCAGAGGTGCGTGGCAAGACTATGTTAAAGAGGTCGAGGACCGTGATTCACGATCCATGGTCCAGGAACCACGGAACATGTACAACCAAGGTCAGTTAGTACGAAACACGGTTGATGGATCACGGCCCGGGTATGCGGGTAAACAAGGCAATGTTAATAACCATCCTGTAAAACCATTAAACAAAGATCAGAAAAAAATTTATGATATGATGTTAAAAGAAGAGCTTCCTACTAATAGGCCATCAGTGTCTAAGCAATTAGTAGAACGTTTTAACAAACCATGGGAAAAATTAGACAACACTGCAAGAGCAAATTTTATTAATCAAACTTATCCAAGATATAAAAAATTACTAGAAAGAGCTGGTGGTAAAATAAGCAGAAATCAATTAGCAAAGATATTAAGTGAAAAATTAGATAAACCTATAAGTTTAGGACAAATACACGGATATGGGGGAACTAGAGCCGGAGGCAGAAAAAAAACAGAATTTAGTAAAACTTTAGATGAAGTTTTAGATGTAACAAACGTTACACCAAAAAATCCAATGTATAAAATTCCAACGGAAGCAGATATTAAAAAACTAAAACCCTTATTAGATATAACTCCTGCTAATTCTTTAAAAAATAGTACTGCAGATAACATTATAAAATTAAATAAAAAATATACAGGTATGTATAAAAGTGGAAAACTTCCTAGCCTTGAAACAGTCTTAAAAGATTTTCCTAACATGACTTCTACTCAAGCAAGTAATGCAACAATACAATTATCTCAAATTTACAGTGGTAATAAATTTAAATTATTTAGTAATTTAGATCCAAAAATAAAAAAAGCAGTAGAAAATATTAAAGTAGATAAAAAACTTGGAGATAAAGTATTTAAACTAATAGGAGATTCTCAGTTTAATGACTACCGTCGTTCTATGTATCGTATTTCTTTAGGTATGATTGATGAAAAATTAGGTAATAAAAAAGGAACGTTTGAATCATTAAAAACTCAAGCACGTCAAATTTTAAAAGATAATAAAATACCTATATATTCACCGGAAAAGAAAAATGCGGCAGGTAAAATTATACAAAAGGCAACGCAAGGTTTTAATATTAATGAAATTGCCGGAGTATCGGGAAGTGCTAAATCTAAAGCAGCAGAGTTTTCTCAATTTATAGATGTTATGGAAGGAAATCTAAATCAAAAAACTATGGCAAATTTTCAATCTAAACTTTCAAGTGCAAGACAATTAATAGAAAATAATCCTTCAATGTTATCTAGTGAATCTAAAAAAATTAATAAACTAGCTCGTAATTTAGAGAATGAATATAGTATAGAATTACCAAGATTAAGAGACCCTGATGCCACTAAATATTTTTCACCCAAAAGATTAAAAGAATTAAATACACAAGGGTTAGATATTGTTAAAGCTGCAGAACGTGCAGGCTACACAATTCAAATGCCAAAAAGTGCTCAAACAATAAATGAGTTTATAGATAAACCTGACCAAGTCCGTTTAGCAAAAATAGGTTGCCCTGGTAAAGCAATGGGAGGGCGTATTGGATTTAGTGAAGGTCAAAATCTAGTAGCGTGTGTTACACGAGGTGTAGAAAAATTACAAGGGGATCCAGGTAAACTCTCACCAGGAGACAAGGCAAATTTACGTGCGCTTACAAAATCGGGTAAAGCTTTAAACTTTTTAAAAGGAGTATTAGGCCCTGTTGCAATATTAGGTGAAGTTGTACTTGAAGGTGGAATTGCTGCGAATAAAACTTTAAATGAAGGTGTGCCTTTTAAACAAGCATTAGGTGAATCTTATTTAAACTATGCGCTTGGTCCAAAATTAAAAATAGATGTTGAAGCAGAACGTGAAAAAGAATTTGCAAAAGGTGAAGATTATGCAATGGCAGAACGGGGTAGAAGAATGATGATTCCACAAAGTGCTACAGCTGACAAACAAAGATTAAAAAAAAGATATGAGCAAATGGACAAAGATGTACCAACTTATTCCTCACAACAAATTGATAAAATGCTAATAGATTCTAATATAACTCGTGAAGAAATGGGAATGGACGACAATCAAATTAATAAATATATAAAAAACCAAAGAGTCGCCGATGCAGGAGGAGTATCTAATTTAGCCCAAGGTGGATTAGCTGATTTAATGAAAAAGTATTATGACTAAAGACAATCCAACACTTGTAAAAAACATGAAACATGTTAAATGGAAAGAGATCCCTCCTTTAAAAGGACCCAATTCTCGAGGGTTGATTAAAGAGAAGAAACAAGATAAACCAATACAGGATAAAAAATATGGCAGATATAGATAAAACCCTTCCTAATACTAGACCTGAAGATGAGCTTATAAAAGAGCAAATGGAAGAGGTTGATGTTGCAGATGAATTAGGTAAAGGTCCAATAGAAATTACAGATGAAGAAGATGGTGGAGCAACTATCGACTTTGATCCAAATGCAGTTCAAATGCCAGATTCAGGAGATCCGTTTGCAAATTTAAATGATCTTCTTCCAGAAGATACTACTGATCTTATTGGTAGTGAATTACAAAGTGATTACGCAGAATATAAAACTTCTCGTGCAGATTGGGAAAGAACTTACATTACTGGATTGGATTTATTAGGATTTAAATACGATAATAGAACAGAACCTTTCCAAGGAGCAAGTGGTGCAACTCACCCTGTTCTTGCAGAAGCGGTTACACAGTTTCAAGCATTAGCTTATAAAGAATTACTACCTTCAGATGGACCGGTTAGAACGATGGTCATGGGTTCAGCAACCCCTCCAAAAGAAGCACAAGCTCAAAGAGTTAAAGATTTTATGAACTATCAATTGATGGATCAAATGAAAGAATATGAACCTGAGTTTGACCAAATGTTATTCTATCTTCCTTTAGCAGGATCTACATTTAAAAAAGTTTATTATGATGATTTGCTTGGAAGAGCCGTATCTAAATTTATTCCAGC